TTGAGGCTGTTGTACATAAGGGTACATTGGCGCGCTATGGGTAGTCATTTGGGGGGATTGCATTGTGGGCAGCATGGGGGGGGCTGTTTTTTGGGGCCGTGGTTTGACTTTTTCCAAAATATCGCACGCTATCGACATAAACACAGCGAGCACGACGACACAAAGGACACCGAATATAAATATTTCTCCCATTTTATCTTCCATAATTAACCTCCTTGTATCATTTTTGGCGCTTGGTTTTGAATCATGGCTTGTTGCCATCCCATCGAATAGCCCGCCTGAAAATCAGGACTATTAAAATTCGGCACACCTGGCATTGTTGGCTCATTTGCTTGAGCCTTATTAATTGGCTTATCGTGCTCTTTCGCGCGATCTATTAACCATTGATCATCATCAATTATATCAACGATAAAAAGGCATAGGTTAAAAACGTGGCGGATACGTATATTTTCAGGCTTGATTCGGTAGTATTCATCGACCCTAGCCTTCACCTTGCCATATGTACCACCAAATAGCCCCTTTGTTAGTTTTGGCTCAAGAAATGTCATTATTTCTTGTTTCTCTTTCGTCTTGTCGGATAGTGGTTTTGTTGGCTCAATTGCCCCACCTGCCAAATCATTCAAAACTATACCGCTAATAACGATTGCAAAAATAGTTTCAAGCATAATTATCTCCCCTCTATTTCGTATAATTTTTCTCTTGGGATTAACAAGTATTCACTACTATTTACTGGTACTTGGCGGCCTTGATTACGCCTTGACGCTACCCAAATTAAAGCGATAACAGCGCCCGCGATAATGGCGATAATTGACCATAGCCAGAACCACCAAGGCGGCCCGCTTGACGCCTCCTTGACACCCATTGACGCCAGCAGCATCCTGGCTTGATATAGATCCTCATAAGCCCGTTGAAGCTTGATCTCGTTGTCGGTCTTGGCGTTCATGATGGCGACCTCGGCGGCGGCTTTCTCCTCGGCGCTATCGAACAGCGCCCAACTAACATCATTAAACGCGAGAACAAGGCTAGCGATTGCGCATGCTATCGATATTAGCCAGTACATTTTGTAGTTGCTCATCCCTCCTCCTTTAGCCGTAAAAGCTCGTTTTTAGCGTATGCAATGCACGCCTTTGAATTGATATGCCCCCAGTCATCCCGTAGCTTTGCGCCCTCAATATATCCATTAAGTAACGTCATTCGACTAACCTTCGCCGAGTTGTATGGATAGTATAAAGGGTTTACATGACTCCCTAATTTCCTGATAAACGTGATTTCGTTGGCAGTGCTCCAACGTACATCACTTGGCCTTGCTTGCCTCATTTTGACTCCTTTATGCATAACGCTGAAGCTAACGAGCGCCACGCTTTTTGGCATCCCGGTTCAGCGCTTTGTTATGTGTTTAAATTTGTATACCACTCGTCACTCTCGCAATCCCCACGTATTTTATTGTAGAACTCATCAGAAACAGGGATCTGCTTAATTAGCTTGTTATATCGAAAAGTAGCTTTTGCCCTGTTGGTGCTGTATCTATTCGTGGTCTTGTTTTTCTCGACCATGAGCCACCTCCGGCCTCACCAACAAGTTTCCAGCCTGACGCCTTTATAGATGCGCCTGTCTCTGTTTTTAGTATGTATGTTATGAGGCGCTTATAACCTAAAGCCCTTGCAGCTCGCCATGCTGCTGAATACAGCTTTGAACATGCGTTTTTTGTCCCATCGGTGCAGCATCTAGTAACTTCAAGTGTGTACCCGTTATCATAATGGCGAGCTACCGGACGGCCTATGGTAATGACACCAACTATTTTTCCCGCACCATCATTGACGGCGATGCCATATTTCCAGCCTTGGGGCGGTAAGTGATGCCTATGGTTCTCGGCTATGAAATGGCAGGCTTCTTTATATGTTATTGGCTGCAAATTTAGCATACGATATAACGTTTAGATAACCGGACGGGCCGGCTGTTTGGCCCGTTCCGTGTTTATTTTCTTGTTATAACCCGCATTGGCATGGTGGGTATTCGTCTTGCTTAAATAAGGTCATTTGGTCTTCACCAACCAACAGACTTAGTTTTTTGTTTGATGCCGAAATATTTACAGGCGTTTTACCTCTTTCTACCCTGAAGCGGGTTGCTCTTTCTTCTAATTTTCTCGCCTTGCAAAACAAGTCCGGTTTGTTCCTCCTCAGATCACGCCATTGTATGACCCGTTGAAATGGACAAATGTAACAACCTGACTTAATAGGGATGGGCAAGCCATGGTCTTTGATTATTTTTTTGCATCCATCTCGATCAATGTCATACTCGATCAATGGAAATCTGTTTTCTATTCCATTTTTAATAGATATCTTCGCCCTTTTTTTCTCCCCTGCATCAATGCCAAGCATCATAAAACATGGCGTTGATACATATTGTTGCACCACGCGCACCTTGAATTTATCGGTGCAAAAACGCAGTCTGAAAGACGGTATCATTTTATAATGCCACAAATAATCGTATAACGAAGAAAACCCTTCAACATTTGGTTTTAGTACAGTTATGCTCTTATGACCTTCATTTTTTAGCCATTCTTGGAACATGCCTAAGTATGTATAGGTTTCCGGCCAGTCTGTAGCATGATCGATAAAGATAGCCTCAAAATCTACCTTTTCTTTAAGCATCAGCAAATGAAGAGCTACTGAGTTCACCCCGCCGCCGAATGATAAATAATTGTTCATATTGATACCTGTGTTTTTTAAGGGTTATAACGCTTCGTTAAGCGGTGTGGTCCCATGCACCGCATTCATTACAGGTGATTTTTAAATCAGTTCCGCCACAAGTGAAACACGGTTCGGGTTGCGCATCCGCTTTGGCTGCTTGTTCATTTTCGTGATGGTTCGCGGAAGCAGCCCACGCCGCCTTTGCGGCATGCCTGATTATCCTGTTTTTCACACCATCTACAATTATTGAGTGTTTATTTTCGTGCCACCATAATTCAAAATTCATAATTGCCTCCTAAGAAAATGAACGTGTTGGTGAGCGGTTGCGGCCATATGACTGGCAGTGTCTTCGCTAGCTTTTTATCGGGGCTATTACCCGATAACCAAATGCCCGCAAACTTTAGCAATCCGCTCAAATAACCTTGTTAAACGCGCATTTCACACTGAATTATTTTAACTGCGTTTCTGTGTGGCGTTATTAAATCTACTTTTTTCCGTTTAGCCATATTCAAAACTTTAGGGTGATCCGCTGGCGGGAGTTTCGGCATTTTATAAAGCGCCTGAATTATCACCCTGGCTAAGTCGTTTTTTGTCAGAGCTAACCTTCTCATAGATATATTCCTTTTGCGTTTAACGTTCATATCAGCGGTGCGCGGTAGCGCATCCGCTGGATTGGCTTGTTATGCCATTAATATGGCTTGAATTCTTTTTTAAATATTCTCCATTTTTGATTAAAACTGTGGGCTGGTGTTTTTCTTTGAACATATTCGCCTGAATCTGTTAGCTGATTAATCATCATCTGCCCCGCAGGTTCATAATCATCTCTGATATGCTCGGTTAAAACACCATCCATACCGCTGTCATCGATTCTGTTTTTTAATTGTTCGATCTCGCTCATTATTTAACTCCATTCACGATTTTTTGGCATAACAGTGTAATAAGTGGAAAACATCAAAATAAAAATCTATCCCGAACCCCTAAGCCATCAATAACGTCATCAATTGACTGGGCGAAAAAAGCAACGCCACCCGCGCGCCTGACTGCGTCAATAAAATCGGCTTGGTGGCGGTAATGCTTATAGGCTTTAGAGGTTGGTTTTGGTGGCTTCCACCCTGGCTTTTTAAGTTCGATGGCGATCATCCGGCCCTTGTAGCATCCCAATATATCCGATATGCCCTTTGGCGATGTCATCGGGCCGGCCCAGTGCTTAAAATGGAATATCTTTAAACTTTTCAGCATGTCCCTAACGGCCCGCGTTAACTCCGCCTCTTTTGGTTCTGGGCGTTTAAAGCGTCTCATCAACCCTCCTTTTGGCCGAAAATACTGGCCAGATCCTCACCATCATGGTGCCTCAGCGCTCGCGCCACGCCCTCCCAAAAGTCGTCAATTGAGGAAATAACGCCCGAATCAGTGAACTTAACGCCGGCGCTCCGAAAGCATACCTCAATCATCTCCTTTTTTCGCTCATTCATTGACAACCCTCCTTAGTTTCTCGGCCATAAGCTCAAGGGCTTCGGCCAGTTCAAAGGGGCCATAGGGCGCGTCAACCTCAACGCTCTCCATATCAGCATCATAGAAAGCGTAAAGCTTTACGCCTCCGTCCTGCTTCCTCTTGTCCCGATACACAAAACCCTTAATCTCCATATGCTTCTCTAACGTCGATAACAACGCCCCCCTGACTATAAATAACATTATCGCCATAGCGCCAATATCTCACCGGCTCCGGATCTGTATTCCCTCGAGCTTGAGCCGTGACCATATTGTCCGCCTCTCCAAGCGCCAACTGCATCTCAATCGTACTTTTACCCTTGAGCATGTCATAAAGCTCGGCGGCAGTTTTAACCGCCTCAAGCGCCTTGCCAGCCGTCGCCAAGCGCTCCTCATCGCTCATCTTTGATATCGTCTCACATGACATGATAGCAGCCACAAGCAAAACCGAAGCCACAAAAAAAACAATCAAGCCTGCTGTCTTCTTGTCACGATCCCTCATATTTTTAGCCCTCCTTCTAAGGTTGTTATGATGCGCCCAAGGTTGGCGCGTATCGTATTAAATTGCTCTTTTTCTTCCGGGCTACAGGCCACGAGTTTTCCGAGCGCCACTCGGATATTTTTCACATTGGCCAAAATATCGTCATGGCGATCTTCAGTTAATATCACTTCCATTAGAATTGCTCGTCGTCGCCGTTAAGTTGCTCGCTATAGCCCCTCAGCCAATCTTTATAATGCTTATCAACGGCCTTTATAGTGGCGTTGGTTAACGTGTACCAATGGCGCGCCCGGCTCACGGCCTTATCCTTACCCATGACCTCCTCATTGCGCATAACAACGCGGATATGGTCAGTCCAGCCCGGATAATTTTCGTCATCGGCCTCAACCTGCATCATGATGGCGTGGGCATCCGCAATGCTATCAAGAAAAGGTTCCCAGTGCTTAAAGTCTTCTACCAAGAAATCTCTGGAGCTTTTGCCCTGAAAAGGGTAGCGTACTGGCTTGCCGCGTTCGAGAACGTGATAAGACGCCATAGCGCTTTTTAACCCCTCGATATCATAGCCACGCTCAGCCACCATGACCTTGACTTGTCCCATGATATTAGGATCCGAACCAAATGTCTTAGGGGCTTCATCGGGCTTGGCTTCCTCATCGGGCTTGGCTTCCTCTTGAGCCTTGGTGGTTTCCTCCTTTTCCCACGGCAGTTCGTAATCCTTATCTATCATCCGCCGCGCTTTTTTAATCAGCGCGACAATGACATCCGGCTCCGATACCTTGATCCGCTCCTCATTGGCGTTGATCCACTCCTCTGTAAAATTTTGACGCATTGAGAGAAAGTCTTGCTTTTTAAGTGGCTCGGCTTCCTCTGGCGCTTGCTCCTCTTCGGGCGCTTGCCCCTCTTTAGGCGCGGCTTTTTCTTCGATAGGGGGGGCGCTCTCTGTTTTAACCTCGGCCAGGGGTTGACCTGGCATACCATCAATTTTATCTGTCAATTTGGTAGCATCCTCCACGACATAAACCGGCTCGGCTTGCTCTATTTTCTCTTGAGCTTCTGCCACGAATGTCTCTCCACGCTTTACCATAGGCGTAATGTCTCTAAGCTCCTCCGAAGTCTGCATCCCGAGTAAAACCTCCGGCGCTTCCGATTTTACGAACCATGAGATAGCTCTATATTTGAACATCTGTTCGGGCATCGTTTTCCACTTGCTCCCATTCTTGCCATACCAACCTTCAGCCATCACAACGCGCCAAGTTATCCATGAACCATAGAGCGTTTCTCCTAGGGCCCTATGCTCGGCATAAGCTCTACAGCCATCATCATCGTTGTTATCATACCTCGTGATGTCGCCTCTAATCTCATAGCGCACCGGACCAAACAATCCGGAGGCGTTGAGTATGGCCTTGATAACGCGCCCTTCAAGCGCGGGCTTGCCGTGCACCAAAACCATACCTTGCATAAGCATCAGGGGATGCAAGCCAAGACGCCCAGCGTAATCGAGCGCGATAATACAGTTACCAAGGTTGTTTTGGAATTCAGTCGGGACATAGTTTGACTTCGAGAATATCTCCGCCACCCTGTGGACATGCTCAAAAGCGTTGTGATCAAACAGCATGTTAGAAAGTGCCTTTGTGGGGGCTGTTGTCGTTAATTCGTTCATAGTCGCTCCTTTTATAGTGCCCATGCGGGCATGGTTAATTGTTCGACTTCCGGCAGATAACCGGGCCAGAGGTCATCTTTAATGCAGCGGCCATAGAGGGCTATTAGCGCGTCGAGTTCCTCGGCTGCAATGTCGAGGTAAACTCGTGGCACTTGATAAACCATCGTGCCATATGGCGCTTTTTTCTCTACGGCGATAAAATAAAATTCGGTATGTGGGTACCCCGTTACTTGGCTCAAGCCTCGAAGATAAAACGCGGCGCGCTTAATATAGTTATATTGACCACATGAGCGCGCAAAAGCCCGTTGGCTGGCATCCTCCGTGCTCTTTAGATCTATACAAGCACCACCAGCATTGAGCTTATCTGGGCGGCATTTGCACGGCGCGCCAAGTGTATAATCATCCCAAAAGCACGAAACCTCCACAAAACCCTCGGCATCGAGCAAACGCATGGCTTCGGGATGAGCGTAAACGCTTTCGCCCATGCGCTTTATGGTTTCCATATCCTCCTCATCTATGATGGTTTTGTCGGCAGCGCTACCAACGAATTCGATCCATGCTGTTTTTCCGGCCTTGGTTCGTCTATCCACTTTTGGAGCTACGGCTATCTCTGCCTGAAACTTTTCCGGCTCCAATACATAGGTATGGAAAGCCGTGCCAAATTTGAGCGCCTTGGTTTCCTCTTGATCTTCTTTGCTCGCCAGGTAATGCGCTGGCGACTTTGCCAGTGATCCAAGGCCAGATGAGCTTAAACCTGGCTTGGCATGATATTCTTTGTTTGGCAGATCCCTAATCAGTGGCATTTTTATACGCCTCCTCCATTGCTTTTTTCACTTCGTCGGCCCCCATGTCCAAAAACTCTACCCAGCGGATCTGGGTAAACCTTTCAAGCTTTTGAGCCGTCTCCCTGCCAATGGGCTTAACGCCCCTTAATATATCTGATAGGTGTCCTTGGCCAATGCCAGACGCCTTTGATAGTTCTATTTGAGTTGCCAATGTCTCCCTCCTTTTTGGTGTTTTCGCCAGTTGCGATATTTTAAACCATTTTAGCCTATGACGTGTCAACAATTTTTTTCGCAGTTTGCGATAAAATAATACTTGACTTATCGCAAAGCGCGATATATAAAGAGCTTAACACTAACGAAAACAGGAGAAAAAAATGACATTACCAGAGCACATAAAAGACTATGTAAAAAGAACTCAAGCCCCTCATTATGTTGACATGATAACAAATGATCTAATTGCCGCGATGGCTGGCAATCGCCCAGCAACGACATGGGAAGAAAATGCTATAAAAGAAATTATGTCAGAAAGGGCATAAAGGAGAAAAAAATGGCTGATTACAAAATCGAAAATAAATATGGTGAAAAATTAGAAGTTGAAATTATTTCCACCGATGGTTCAACAACAATTGGCTATATCGACGGCGACCCGGCACAATGGTACGGGAATTCAGAATGCCCTGATTTAGACGAGGATGATACAATCATATATAGACATGTTTATTATGATCAAGCATCATGGTGTGGCCCGTATGGCGAAGAGTGGAGGATAAGTGAATCGGGAAAATGGGTAAAAAACGAAGAGGAAGACCACACCGAAGCCGAGGAGGATGAGTGAAAACAATCCATGAGCAAACAGGATGGCAGAGGCCATTCCCTAAGATGCTTTGCAATAGATTGGACGTATTACTCAAAATAGATGAGTATTCGTATAATCTCGATGATAAGCGCTTTATCAAGTATTTTGAAGATAGAACAGGTATCCAGATTTCAGCGTCAAAAGATTGGCGCTTTTTATATGATGGCGACAACGCCAAAAACTATCAATTTACCCATCTTTTAATTGGTCGGCCAGTGACCTATGAAGATAGACAAGGCCACCTGAAACACATTAAAATAACACGGGGGAAACTACAAGACGCATGGGAGCTATATACAAAATGGGAATTAGACTTTTAATTATTTTGATTTTCGCGCCAACCATAGCAAGCGCGGATCTCGTTAGATTAACCACGCCTCAAGTTGAGGTTCATTCAAGCCCTGGCGTCAAGTGCCAAGTGCTCACATATGAGGTTGACGCCGCAACTCTCGACTTCGTTGATACGCCACCAATGGCCGGCATTTTCTATCCAGATGAGCAAGGAAACGTTGAACTTGACACCACCAATAACCCAGAAATCTCCGTGCGCGTGCGCACCGTGGTGACGTGCACTGCGATTGAGACAAGCCTTCAATATGACATAAAGTCAGTAATAGCTATTTTAAGAGCCTTATCTGGCGTGGAGGAGTGATGAGCCTACAAAAGAAAATAGATGAGTTTCAATTCAAGGTAAGATATGGAGCGCCAGAGATTAACAATCAAACCAAAGATCTATTAATAGAACTATCCGACCTCATCCTTGAGTCACAAGCGCCACCAATCGAGCACCAAAAGCCAATCATTTCGACAAGGGATGAGTGACAACCTATGGGGCGCTCTCCTCGCGCCCCTCTCTCACCATCAACCCCCGGTCAAGCCGCCTCCGCGTACATTCAATCGACAAGGCCGTAATAATCTGACTAAAGATAACATCAAGCGCCAGTATTAAATAAGCGCCCTCGATGGCTTCAAGCTTGTAGATCGCTACCACCGATAAAAACATGACGACATTCAACCCAATGCAAACCATGATATACAATTGATTGACGCTTAACGACGCGGCCCGCTTTCTCATATGTTCTTTGTCTTCCGGATCTGCGTTGACATAGATTTCCTCCGCGCGATGGCTAATCCATAGACCATAGAAAATATTAATTATCGCTATTACTCCTATTGTCGTTATCATCGCCAAGCCTCCTAAAGCGCTTTAAAAGTTTAAGGTGCCCAAGCTCAACAAGCTCCGTGGCCGAGTAGCCAGCGGCCATTACTAATGGCCCCTGCAATAATAACCTCATATCATAATGGCATGATATCATATAGGCGATAATACCCGTAAAAACGCTTAAAAATAGCTGACACATTCCCACAAGTAGAAATGGTGGCTTATGGCAATCATCCTTTATTATCTTGTAGGCGTGGCGCGCCATGCCCCCAAAGATGGCGAGCGCTATCATAATGAATAGCTCATCGTGTACCCCAAGGATTAATTGAACCATGTCCGGTCAAACCTCTCAGGTAGCTCGGGATAAAAATCTATGGTATCAACAAATAGCGTTATCCGTTGGCAGGCTGTTGAAGCATACCAAGAGAAAGTGATCAGGCTCAAGGGGCTTGATAATGGATAATTTCTAGCGTCAAAAACGGTTTCAAACCTGCCGGCATACTGTGGCCATTCCATTTGCAATTCATAGCACTTATTGGTATTCCATCCCCCCCCAGTCCACTCAACTGTATAATCAGGCACCCAGTTTATTCTCGGGTCATAGGCTAGCCATCTACTATTTATAGGATCATAACGCTTAATTCCAGGAAGAGGGAAAAATTGAGGCGCGTTATATTTTAAACATTCGTAGCCTTCTTCCATAATTAACCAAAATAGCGCCCCGCCATCCAAATGTGGTCCTGGATAGTCTTTCAATCCGAACTCTTCCTCCCTTGGGATCTCATAGCCGGAGCAATTTAAACCAATAGATAGCCGCCTCAATCCCTGATATGTAACAGACTCCCACTCATGCCCAATAGTCATCTTTAAATGTATCCATGGCGTTACGCTCAAATCTACAGGCGGATCATCGTCACTGGCTGCCCACATGAGCCCCATAATTTCCTTTTGTTCGATCACTTGCCTATCCGGATCACCGACACAATCAATACATTCTTGAGTTTCGTCCCTTGGAGCCGATTGCCACTCGGAGTTAATCACATAATAAACAGGCTTTGATATATAGCTATCGTCTCCAGTCTCAAGCACGTTGCCGGATATGGATGTAATATCATTACGCACGACATAGTAATAATTATTTTCAGGACGCGTAGTTGGGCATATGTCTCCACCTGCCCCAGGTGAAAACCAATGGTAGTAAAGCTCCCATTCGTGCAACGCCTGAATACCATCATCCACATTAAACGGCTCCCAGATCTGCCGGCACTCTTTCGGGTTTGAGGCAAACCCTATAACCTTTGGACTTGTCCAGTCTTGAGCCTCAAAATTAATCAAGACCCTATCGCCAACCTGGAAAGCATCTGCGTTGCAATCCATATAGACTATCGGCACTTCGGAGAGACTATGCCAAATATTGACATTAATGGCTTGCTCTGTAGACACCGCTGGCTCAACATCGAGCGAGCATAGATCGTTATCGAAATCTATTTCCGTTATGGTCCCATACCGATATAGAGGTTTGTGCCTCTGCCATCCCGGCAATATCGCCCAATTATAATAAAGGTTTGCTGGCCCGCTCGCGAGCGCTGGCCGTGATATGCCATCCCTTGAGCCTGAATATGCGGCGTTTCCATCATACCCTGGCATAATGTTCTGTAATTGCCTCTGATTAGGTATGTCAGCAGTACCGACCTCAAGACCTATGGCAAGATCGAGCGTATAGTCAGCGCACCACATTCGGGCCTCAATGCTTGTGTCAATCTCGGAGTATCGCCTATAGATGATATTCAGTTGAGCTATCTGCATTCCGATCATTAATAGGCGGGCTTTTAGTTCTGCAATCTTTTCGCGTTCCTCAGGATGGAATAGCAGAAGGTCGTCAAGTTCGGCCTTAACGGCTGCCCGCTTAAGCTCAAACGCGGCTATTTTGTTAGGGATAAAGGTAACTTGAGAGTCTATAAACCCACTATCAAGCTTGATATCAACAAGATACTCACCACCACCAAGTGGCCCCTTTATAACAGCTTTACCCATTAGGGCGCCTCCACGGCCTCGGCAATCACCATTTGTTCATAATTGGCCCTGACCTCATAGGTTATCGACTCAACCAAAAACGTATGATCAATATAGTTGACCGTTGAACCTGGCGTCAAGATAGGGTCAATCTCTTTAAGGCGATATGTCCAAAGCCCTTGAGAACTGCCAGCCTGCCGATATAGCACACCCTCAAGCTCATATGTATAGGGTAGGGGAGTATAAGCCCCTTCAACCGATGCTGATATATTGAGCTTGGCCCCCTCCTTATTCTCTGTCGTGACAAACCTATCAAGCGTGGCGTTGGCGATCTCTACGGCGTTGCGCTCAAGTATAACGGTGTCGCCGATGGTTATGGCCTCGGCTATGGTGGCGTCGGGGATCTCGGCAGTTAGGACGCATAGAGCGCCCGCTTTAAATACCCACGAGAACGAAAACAGGGGCGCGAGCGTGCCCCCTATTGATAATGAATACATCATTTATAGGACACATCAAGCTCAACTGGCCAATCTTGAGCGGTAGGTGGATGCTGAATGAGCGTATATGTCCAGCGCGTTATGCCCCCTCCAGGATACTCATCAGATTGAAGGATAAACATAATGTTGCTTGAGGAGGTATAACCTGGCCTGTCAATCAATTCTTGCAATGGCGCGCTCAGATCCGGAGTCGGCAAGGGGGTATATTGCGGGTAGTCTTGCGGGTCATAATGCCACTGAGCAAACGCGCTCGTTTTTGGCGTTGCTAAAAGCTCCTCTCTATCGGCAGGGATTGACGCGCTGTCAACGGCAGCACAATAGATTTTGACCTTGATGTCATACTCGAAATAATCAGAGCTTGAATAGCTCCAAGTTCCGCCAGGGAAAGTAAGTGTCACCGTATCGAGCGTTCCGATGACAATTCCAGCATTCTCCGCAAAAACAAAAGCCGTATATCTATCCATGCCAGGAGGAACCGAGTAAACAAAACCAAGCCGTATTGACTCACTATACGATGGATCATAAACCAAAGGATCCGTCGCGCGGTCGTTACAATACCCAGAAGTATCACAAATGACTTGAACAGGAGGAGGCACTGGAATTGTCGTGGCGTCAACGGTCAAAATCATCGACATGGTTAAGTGGCTGCACTCTATTTGAGCCGATATTAATTCCCGGCTGATACCATCATGCGACACCATAACGCCAGGGACAAGCCCTTGAATCACTGTTGCGAGCGTCAACGATACCTCGGCCTTGTCGCTGTCATACCGCGACTGAGTAACACCAAGTGCCATCACCTCCGCACCTGGCGTGTATGTTGGATCATCAAGCTTACCGTAAACGGTTGTAGATATGTTTCGAGCGCCCTCGGCTATAGATAGTCCTGTGATCGGAACCGAGCAAAATTCCTCAATTTCCACGCCGTTTAGATACCACTTAATAACCAGATTACCGGTCGTTCTCGCTTCGATGGCATCTCCATATTCAATGGAGGGCGTAACAATAGACGCGCTCAAGCTCGATTCATACCGCCTAATTGAGCATGATGAGATTGGAATTTCTATATCATCGAGAGGAGGATCTGACTCAGCCCCAGTTATCCATGCCCTAAAAGTGTGAGCGTAAATCATTCGGCCACCAAGAATATAATTTCATAGCCATCGTCGGCCTCGGCTATTGATTCAATGACACCATGATAAAAACCTGCTACGCTTGAGGTAGTAAACGCGGTTTCATTAGCAATCAAATCAAGCAAGGCGTCAACACATTCTTGACTCAACACTGCGACATATGCAAGCCGTATATCTCCGCTTGAATATCCCATATGATTGATGATAGCGCCACCGTCAAGCGTTGGCGAGCGTGTCGCCCTGACAGTTCTTGTGAAAATATCAGAGTTCGGCGATACCTCGAATTGTAGCGCCCCGCCATCCAAATACGTTGTTGGGTTTATTGTCGCGATCATAAGCCTATCAGCGTTTCTATGCCCTCTTCCGCTGCGCGGATCTGGCATAGCTCCAAGATGTTAATAAAAATAAGCTCAAGCGCCGGTTCAAGGTTTCCGGCTGTTATATTAATTAACGGCTGCCCCTTCTGTATCGCCCGGTTTCGGCTTTCAAAGTAGGCTATTTGCGCCTCAGTCAGATCAGATTGGAGCCTCAAGGCCTCGGCGCGGTATTCGTTCTCCTTTTCCAACTGCTCAAGGATAGCCCTCCGGATCTGGCTTGACGTTGCATCCTTGCCGAGAAAAGCCTCCAGGTCTCCGAACAATGAGCCGATTAAATCTCCAGTGCTCCCAATGGTTTCATTGATTGAGCCGAATGCTACCTCGGCGCGCTTGGCAGCTGCTTCTATTTCGGCAACGTCAACCTTTGCCTTAAAATCGAGCATGGATTTAATTCGCTCGGTTTCTTGCTCAAGTTGAGCTATCTCAAGCTCTGTTGAGTATTTGAGTTTTTGCTCTGGAGGTATTTTTTCCTCAAGCTCCTCCTTAACATCATTAACAGAATTCGTATCAAGCTCCGGCTGATATGTGAAAAAGCGCGTACCATCTGGAAGCTCCTCCTCAATGATCCCTGTAACCCATTCAACGCTCTGTTCATCAACCTCGGCTTCAACATTTGCCGTATGAGTCAAGGCCGTAAATTCCGTTATTTCATCGACACCTTTTTTAAACTCATCTAGCGACATCCCAACGGGCACCTCGAAGCCAGCCGAAAACTCGTCTATATCACCAAAAAATTCGTCTAAATCTTGATCAACCTTAGACTCTACTTTTAGCTCTATAGTCCCTTTTTCGTTTAGCTGATCGAGGCTCTCCCCAGTTTGCTTGGTGGCTTCTCGGAGCTTCCGCATCTCCTCTACTTCGCGGCGTATCCTGGCTTGTGCCTCCTCAACGCTCTCATTGGCGCGCCCTTGAGTACCAGAGAAATCAAGGAGGCTATCAGCCCAACCTAAAACCGACTGAGCGCCCTTATCAACGGCAGGCACATATTCACGGAGTAAAGTTCCGGCGGCGGCCCCAGCGGCTGCGCTTATCCCCAACAGGCCAGCCTTGCCAGCTACCCCAACAACCGCGCTTGATGCAGTGCCAAGGCCACCAAAGGCCGTGGATAGAGCCTTAACGCCACCAAGCACACCAGTAACAGCGCCGCCAAAAACTACTATCTGTTGAGCCACGCCGAGGAGGTTCCCGACCATTTCCTTGGATTCGCCACTCATAGAGTTGAAAGCATCGGCAGTAGCAAGCATGATATCAACAACAGGCTTGAACGCCTCAACCATGCCCTTGGTAACGTCGATAATGGATGTTATGGAGTCGATAGCTCGCTGTATGATCTCCTGCAATCCCTCTATGCTCGTGATGTCGATATCACCAAAAAGCTCTGATATGGCAACGGCTATGTCATCGAGTGAGCGTGTCAAGCCCGACCAATCCACATTATCAAAGGCGTCTGGAAGGTTCTCGGCTACGTCCTTAAGGGCCGCGTTGGCTTTTTCTTTCAGCCCCTCAAATATGGGTATGTCGGCAAGTTCTGTAGTCAAGCGTCTAAAGGCGGTTTGGATGTTATTGCCAAAGGTGTCATACTGCTTTGACAGATCCTCTGTGGCCCCGGTCAAGTCTTCGAGTTTGGTCTTGGTCGAGTCAATGCTCAAGGCTGCTTTTGCGCCGAGGTCTTCAAATTGAGTGCCAAGGAGGGCAGCGCCCGCCTGTAATACGGTCGATTCATCGTTAGTATTCCGGAGCGCTTCAAGCACGATCTCAAACGCCTCTGATGTCGATGTCGCGCCCGTTGATACCTGCCTCAAAAATGTTTCACTATTTATACCGATACTCTTTAGGGCTTCCGCCGTTGATGTTGAGCCATCGCGTAGGCGAATATTAAGCTCTTTAAATGCGTCGGCGGCCTTGTCAGTGCCTAGGATCCCATCAGCAAGACCACTCTCTAACACGCTAAAAAGCCTGCCTGCTTCCTCTCTGCTTGATCCAAACTGAGTTGAATACTCTGTGATGGATTCTAAAAAATCGCCGGATGAGTCGAGGCCGCGCTGAAAGCCAGCGGTTATGAAATCAAACGCCTCTTTATTAGTTAGCCCGAATTTTTCGACAAGCGTTCGCACCGCGCCAATTGTCTGTTGTGTCTCAGCCCCAAAAGCATCCTTTATTGATAGCGCGTTTTTAGCGACATCAGAGAGGGCATCAACGCCAATATCTCCAAGCTTTTGGAAAGCATCCTGCATAACGTTGACATTCTCGGTGATCGACTCGCCAAAGTTGAGCGCAAAAAGCTCTTTTCCAGCGTTGACAATGGCGTCTGCCATCTCTCCGGAGATATCGAGGGTTGTCTCAAGCTTGGCGCTACCAGCGGCTATCTCCTCCTGCATCATGCCGATAGATATGGCCACGGCTGCCAGGGCGGCGTCTATGGCGAGCACACTATTTGCGATGTCGGCCAATGGCCCCGCCAGGTCGTCTATGCCCTCGAAGCTTTTGGCAATGCCCTTAGTAACCTTAGTTAGCTGATCGTCGCCCTCAAATATGATCTCAAGCGTTTTTGTGATGTCGGCCATTTTTATTTATCCAATCCGAGAAGATACCCCACATTTCCCGCTCGGTGTCGGTCATGAAGGGCGGTAATAAATCGGGCCTTATTTCGTATAGGGGCTTGTTGAATTTATGCGCTAGGAGCATATCGGTTTTTATTTCTCCTTGGCTCCAGAGGCTTCGGGCTTTTTTTTTGCCACGGCCCCCTTTCCGGTTAGTTCCAAGATAGCCCTCATGATAATTTTAAATTCAATTGGGTGAACCCTGGCAAACTTAACGACATCCTGTCTATTCTTTGGTTCATTGGGCGCGATGCTGCCATATTGCACTATTGCATATTCTCGGATCAATTGGGCGGGCACCTTTTCACCCATACCCAAAAGCTCTTTTACAACTTGAGTTCGGGCTTCTTCATCCCCTCCAATGGCCGCAGCGGCCACGTCAACGATTGAACTAACAGACTTGGATAACGACGCCTCATTCTCGACTCTCGCCAAATCCTCGGCATTCAGAGCGCGGATATGATATTCCAGATCCTCACCCTCAAATGCTTTGAGCGCTACAATGTCGCGCCGCTCCTCGTATTGTCTCTTCCGCATGTCATCATAAAAGCTCATCTATTCTCCATATTGTTCCAATAGGTCTTGAAGACTGATATCCGATAAGTCTGGAATGGTCGCCGTGCCGTTGAGGTTATACCAATTTGGCAACCTGAATTCAGCCTTGGCCCCTCGCACGATACGCCAGGATAAGCGCCCTATAACGCTATCATAATCCGCGTCGTAATCTTCGCCCGAGAAAAATTGATCTCCGCTCTCATGAGGTAGTTCAATTATCTTTGCCTTGGCCACAACACTTGTTGGTATAACGCCACTACTCTGCCCCCTGATATCCACATATACATGGCACTCATCGGCCGCGATAGGTGGATCTGTGGTCGCCGGCGTACCATAGTAAATATGGGTATTGTCATCGGTGACGGTAAGCGTCTCGACATTGAACGCCACGCCTGTGCGCTTTAACTCAAGCGTGTATGTAGCCGCATCGAGGAAGACCGTTTTTTCCCCAGTTACATCGGCTTGGCCGAACGTGATCACAGCGCCACTTATTGAAACCGTGAATTCAACATCAGGTATTGGAACTGTTGTGCTCGTTTCGTAAAACTGGAGCGTCGTACTATAAGTGCCGGGTATGCCGCTAATACCGTCAACAGTTATCTGGATGTCTCTAAGCGTTGGGTCTACTCCACCGAAGCCAAGCGTATCGGCTGGGGCTGCCAATGAATACGCCTTGACAAAGCCCTTAAAGTCATCGTTGGCGATATCGAGCACGCAGCCATAAAAGCCTGTATCATTCTCAACCATCGCTTGAGGCACACCTACCGGAGTCATGGAGCTGTCAAGTAGCACAGCAAAAACGTCGGTTAATCCGGCGTTATCAACGCCAGCCGATATGGTGAAGGGTATGGAATACGCCATAGCGCCCCCTTATAGGTTTTTACAATACATCTGAATCTGTTGAAGCCATGCAAGAAAGTCACCAGCCGCTGTCAATGTTGCGTGCATGCTTTCGCCAGCGCTAACCGCCGTTGTCACTGTTGTCGGGGCCATGCCAGCATACTTCGATGCATCGAGTAACTCTTGAGTCACACTGCCTGAAATGCCATTTCTTTGCCACTCATCATAAAGCACTGCCCATTGCTCAGCAAATTCGGATTGCATTAAAAGGATGTCTTCGAGCTGAGTTAAAAAATTAAGAGTTTGATTGTCTGTGTATGCCATTTTCCTTCTCCTTTTTTTCTTTTCTATTACTTGTTACTTTTGCACCGATATACATTGAAACAATAGATACAAATGATAAAAATACATTTGTTAATAATTCAGACCGCTTTTCCGTACTTGGTTCTCCGGTAATAACCGGCATTAATATAGCAACCAATAAGCAACAACAAATTGTTATTGCTATTATTAATGCCACTATGTCTACCGGTTTCCACTTCATTTCGTCGTTACTTGTCTGCTGCCATTGGTATCTGATTCATAATGGAAGCCTGTTGTGTACAACAACGCATCTCCTAAATATTCATCAGCACTTGCGGCAACGCGGGTTATTGTAAATGCAAGTTGATCGCCCATGCTTATACCGGTTCCGCTGATAGTTGGAAAATTGTGCGAGACTCGCTCGTATTGAGTATCATAGTCAAATTCAACAGAAACTGTTGTTGCTGGTGGTAGCGTTTCGTCATCGCCGACAATACTATAAATCAGCTCAAATTTTATTTTATCAGTGCCGGTTGGAGCATCGTTACCACCAATGTGGATGTGGAAATAAATATCTGAACCGTTTTTATAGCTATGAGGTATTTCTAAAACACCACTCCCCTTTTCCCCAGGTGCAAATCCTCTTGTGTAGATCCCGGTAGCAGTGCCTGTATTATCTAAAAATTCAACAATGTCAGGGATAGATACAGCCGGGCCGGAAAGAGTTAAACCACCGATATTGGCATCTTCCCAAGTAGTAGCGTCACCATTAAAAACCAATGTTCCATCATCTTCAACTTTGGTATAATTGCCACCTGATTTATCTCCAAAAGCAATTTCACCACGTGCGCCGGTTCCGGTTGGTGGCCCGCCCCTTAAATGTATGTAACCGCCATCGCCATTGCCATTTGCGGCACCTTCGCCGCCTAACAATTCTATCGGCCCGCCTGTTGTGTTCACTGGCGTCAAGTTGGTTGTGGCTTCTTGTCCTCGGATAATAATTTTATCAGTAGGGTCGTCACTTCCGACCCTATCATATGGATATATTTCAAGGTCATAACTTCGGCGGCCAACTATATGATTTGTCTCGCCATTTATGTTAAGTGCTGCATTGTCCAAGCCACCTAAAATAGTGTTTCCATTAACTTTAAATGTTCCGTTGGTAATAACGCTTCCACTTGATTGAAATGTCAAATAATTCGATGCGCCATATGAATTTTTTATTGCAAGTCGCTCATATGCTTCAACAGCCGCAAACGATCCATTCGATATCAACCCAAGGACATCACGCCCGGTTGGTTCATTATAATCCGTGGCTTTAAACAACGATACACTTTTAAAACTTGCGTCGGTCGTTTCATAAAAATAAGGATTTATAATTAAGGCATTACGCTCCTGCACACTTGTGTCATTTGCGAATGTGAGTGTCTTAGCGGTTTCACCCCAATAAAGCGAACTGTCAACAAGTGCGTTTGACTCTACATGAGGTATAGTGTTTTCATTAAGTGTAAAGCTTGGGGTATTATCCGCATTTTCAAAACGACCATTAGCACTTACCCATTTTAAAATTTGACCATCAACAAGTGTATCAATGTAAACATCACTCGCTCGTTGAATTTTATTAATAAGGTCTGGCCGGACAATGATAATACCATTGTTAGCATGTGAGTAAGTGCAAAACCCGACAAATGAGGCTATATTTGGTGCAACGGGCCGTGTAGTTGTTAAAGCCCCCGCAGTTGTTTCGGATAAATATAAGATATCTCCTTCGGAAAATGCCGAAGTATCCATATTATGGATAGCGCCGTAAGTTGTTATTTTAACAAAATCATTAGTGCTTGCACTTTCAGTGGCTACCCCTGATACCCATGCTGTTGCAAAGCTGTCAGCTTTAGCTTTAGAGACAATTGCATGTGGGCCTGTAGCCCCACTAATATAAACAACATCTCCATCAACTAAAGCTTCCCCTGCTTTACATTTCGGCATATGTAATTCTTGACCCAAATCAAGCGTTACATTGCTATTGAGCCCCATTGATAAAGTGTCGTGATCAATATTCCATTTTAAAACACCGGGAGCGAGTGGCAATAAATCGTCATCAGGAGTCTGGTTGAATATCAACCCATTATCAATATTTACATGACCATAAAGCCACGACTCAGGATAGCATATGGCCGGAATTGTCGGATGTGGCGTGCCGCTCGAACGAAACCTTGCAGATGTGACGCCGCTTAAATAATCCGAACAAAATATTTTATATTCCCCGGCCCTACTAGCGTCTGGCGTTTGCCAAAATTGAGCGAGTATACCAGCCGCTTGCCGCCAAGTAGTAGAAGTGTCAGCCGAAAATAAATGACCCCCGCCCCAAGAGTAATAACCACCATCTAAAGGGAGGTTTGTCTTTAGCGTAGCACCATCATAGATTGACACCGCGCTCGTCGTTGATTGCAATAGTGATTGCTGGAGGGTTTTAGCAGCGTCAACAACAGGAATATAATTATCAGCTATATGACTAAGGTCTATTGAGACATCAGCAAGCACAAAAGCTCTTGTGGCCCAGTCCAACACATAAGCATAGCCATTCTTTTCAACCGCTATCTCCTCAACGTCCTTAAGGTCTTGTAGCCTCCTCAACACTTGAGGCAATCCAACAATGCCCGACATAATCACCCCTAAAAGGGGGGCGCGTGCCCCCCATTATCAAGAATCAAAACCAACCGTTGCTTGTGTTGCGCCGATTGTGACATCAGCCGCCATGTCATCGTCAACCGGGTATGTGGAGCTAAACCCCACAACGCCTTGTGTTAATGAGTACTCGGCAGAGTTCTCATCCGGGAAAAACTTAAAGACAAGGTTCTCTTTATTAAGCTTTTTCAATGGATGGCCAATCGGGTTTTCAAAGTAGATTTTGAATGTGCCCGCGCCAAGTGTGAAAGAAGCGCTCGCCGTGGTCTTTCTGTAGATCTGCTTTGAGCTTACGCTTGGAACCTCCTCAGCAGGTACAAAATCTGAGCTTTCCTCGATGTCCGTAAAGTCCGGTTCGTAAACCGTGCAATAAACATCTTTTGCGATACTCCCGACATGGATCGATGGCAGCGCCGAGGAGAACTCGACATAGGCGTTCGTCTTGGCGGCACTATCAGCGGTATTGCCATCGCCAAGCGCGTTAACCTCGAATACTGGAACGTCGTATCTCTCCTGCTCTCCATTCGAGGGATTCTGCGCGATCTCAGACGCCACGATAACAGCCGCCGCTTGGGCGCTTGTCTTGACCTGCCCCACTTCAATCTGGCCCACCGTGATCAATGGTGGCCCCCCAGCGGCCCCTCGGGTAGTTGAGAAACTTGTGCCCTCTGTGCCCTGAATCGCTGTCAACGCGCCAGCATTATCGCAGATAATCGAATTGACAATATGCGTGTCGGTACTCGCGCGAGTGATAGCAACGGTGTCGGCGCTAACACTTCTAAGCGCGCCACCAATGTATGCTGTAAACGCGGATACGTCTACGTCATCATTGGCCGTGCCAGGGGATAAGAGGTTATACCCCGTTACGATACCATCGGGCATGATAACCGGCTCAAGCCCTGATTTTTTCGACCATACGGACGCAGTTGAGACGAACGTTGTGTCGTCTGTGCTCGTCATCTCCTCCGTAACCCCTACCGCGTTAGATTCGTATTGAATCAACGCATTACCGGCAGTTTTAGCCATTTTTAAGCCCTCCTTTAGTACGGGTCATGAAGCCCCGTTTTGTATGTAAAATGATATTCGAGCAGGACGACAACCGCCGTGGCCCCTTGCCGTGGATCTGGGTAATCCTCTATACCCCCCCTGGCATAATGGCAAGCCTCTGGCGTTGACCAAGGGCCAACCATAGCGGCCCTTACATAGCCCAGCATTGTCTCGGCCTGCTTTGAGATGATCTCCGCTTGTGCTACACGGTCAGCGCTTGTGTCATAGGGCGCTGAGGCTGTGATGATAACCGGCAGTTTTATCTCTTCTTTCCGATATATCCTCGTTACCTCCTCAACACCAAGCGCCACGGCTATTCCTGGCATGTTTACGTCAAGCCCCACGAAGTCAGAGCGGATGACATTATCACCGATAGGCGGATCAAACGACGCCCCAGTGATTAACTCTAGCAAGGCCACCACTTCTTGAGCTATTGTCTCTCTTTTGGTATCAGGCATCTCCCAACCACTTATTCGTTTCTATCGCCCAGATACTCGGCGAATAATCGTCGATTGATCCAACCCTATAGTTGATACCATCAATTACAAGTTTATCGGCACCGGAAGGATTGGCGATATCTGACTTTTTGGCATAGACCGTGGCGTCTGATATCACCAAGCCAACTTGTTTCTCAATCTCCTTGTTTCGCACGACTATGGCCCAGATGGTGGCGGCATTGTAAGCGATCTCCTCTGCCACTTCACCACCAGAGCCAATAATAGCAGCCGTGTCGGCATCAACCATAGATTGAATATTGATTGCCATTAGACTGGCACTTCTTTCTGACCATGAATGAGCGCGAAGACAACGTATTCAAGGCCGCCTGTTGGCGTGCTCGTCACCGATACCTTTTGAAACTCTTGATTTGACTTAACAAAACAAGTGTAAAGGCGAGAGCTTCCGGTCAAGGTGTCATCAAGCGCAAACGTCGCGCCAGTGATGTCAGTATATGTTCCACCAACGGTGTCACACTCTGTAACCTTGGCGACAACGGCTTCGTCATCAGCCCCGGCTACAATTCCATACATAATACCATAGGCACCTTTTGGGATAGTCAGCGCCGCGCCAAGAAAGGCCGCTGAGGGCGTGTCACAGTAAAGCGTTCTCGGATCTACATTCCCGCTTAATTCTCTGATTGTCGGCATTTTATTACCTCCTTTTTATGGGGGCATAGCGCCCCCAGTTTTTTTTAGTCAGCTTCGATATCGCTACAGAAGGCGAAAGCGGTTGGCTGTGATACGTTGGTGTCAACGTCGGTGAAAAGCAGCACCCGCACTTGGCCGCTTGTCGCCAGGGTATAGGGATCTGTCAAGACATCCATCCCTGACCATTGAGCGATAATCAACTGTGCCCAATTGCCAAAGAAAGCCGCGCACAAATCCTCATCAGTATGCGTGCCCTTTGCATAATCGCCCCTCACCTGATTGGAAACAAAGGCGTTATATCCGTTGACCTGCATTCCCTCCCAGATATAGACCGGGTAGCCGCTCTCTTTGGCAGTGGTCTTCATGTGGCCACGCGCTCGGGCGTTGGTCAGGAAGTTCATTGTACCAATATCAGCGTTATCAGCGGAAACGCTCGTCTCAAACTCGACGGCCTTGGCCCATGTCATAGCGCCACCGTTGGCACCTATGGCAACGGTATTGATTCCAGGTGTATGCTCAATTCCTCGCGGCATATTCTCCAACCCCGTACCGTGCAGCGCGGCGTAGTCGATACCCAGAGCCACGGTCTTTTGAAGTCTCATCCTCGTGTATGCCTCAACGGAGATGCTCGATTGAAGGATGAGCTTCCGGCTCAAGTCCGTGTATGCCGCGCCGGTCTTCGGAGTAAATCCAATCTGGCCAAGGGTCGGCGCGCTCTCTGCGTCTATGTCCTTGTTTTCGCCGATCCAATACATTGTTGGTGCGCCAGTCTCTTTCGGGATGGCGATGTCACCAACCAAGCCAGTAAGTACAGTAGCGCCCAATTGCCGTACAAGCATCCGGTTTTCCAGCAACTCAATAAATGAGCTGTAAAGGACATCTGTATCAACGAGGTATTGGCCAGTGTTGAGCGTTGATAATTCGCGCTCGCTATAGTGCCCGAATGGATTCCGCGCTGTCAGCACGTCGCTCGGGATGAAAAAGCCCCTTGGCGAGCGTTTAAGCTCTTTCTCTGCAGCTTGCGATGCCTCGCGCTCAAGGCCAGCGTTGCTCCAGTCCTTATCCGCGTGGGCAGCGATGGCCCGAAGGATGGAATAGCCCTCGATCTCCTTTCGCGACATACCAATGTCGGCGTTTTTCTTCTCAACAGGCTTGGCGTCGTTCTGCCGGAGTACTTCCTCGAACGCTGTTCTCCGGAAGCTCTCTGCATCGTCGCCGTTGGCTATTGCTTTGTCTGCGGCCTCTCGAAGGTTCGCGCTATCTGAGCAAGCGCTCTCGATGGCGTTAATCTCTGCGATTCGTGCCCGCTCGTTTTCTATGGCCGTCGCTTTCACTTGGTCAACATCGACAACCGGAGTGTCTCTTGTCTCTTTGTCTTCAGGTTTCATTTTTTCCTCCCCGCGCTCTTTTAGCGCTTGTTTAAGTTTGTCGTCTATCCGCTTGTCAATGCCTGCCGGCTCCGCTCTGGCTTTAGCGCCAGCGTCGGCCCCGATAGGACATGCTGAAAGCTCCTTTAGTGTCCATTTAGTAACAACCATGAGAGGGCCGTTAAACTCTTGCCCCCCTGTTTTCCACTTTTCACCCTCATCGAGCCAGCGCTTTTCTTCTCTTACGTACCCAACTGAGAAGTCTGTCAAGTGCCCTTCATTAACAAGTTTCCACTGTTTCTCCGCTAGTTCGCTGAAAAACACCGTGCCCGTAAGCTCTTCACCACTCTTTTTTATGTCGCGATATGAGCCAATTACATCCTCTGTATCCCATCGGTTATGGCTATCGAGCAAGGGTACTTGCTTTGTTTTTGGCAATTGTACGCCCTTTATCAGGAGCACTTCATCAATTGCCCCTCTATCCCAGTCCCAAACCCTAACTGGCGCTTGAGTAGCTCCGACAACTTCAACGCTTCGGGCGTCGGCGTTTAAGGTCTTCGGCCTGTTAAGACTGACCTTTCGAGTCATTAGTTTCATAGTTTCCTCCGAATAATTCATTTAACACTGGCAATTGTCTTTTCCATTTTGCCATTGTTTCGTCAAAGTCTCCTCCGCCCTCTTCTATTACGTCGCCAGGCGTCTTGGTTCGATTAGTGATGGCAACGTCAGCGGCCTTGGCATCCTTCAATGGATCAATCCACGCCCAGCGCTTACCCTGCCAGTAAGGGCGGTTTAGCTTGCCGAAGTCTTCAACCCTGTATGGCAAGCGGCCAGATAGCATTTGGATCAATAGCCATGGCTCAAAAATTTCATTCATCAGCCGGTAGCCTATCCACGCCTGAAACAACATCCACATATCACGCTCGGAGAGCTCTCCCTGCCTCATGCTTGCAAAATTAGCCTCTCTTAGATCGCTTGCAAAATTAATGTATGAGACATTCTGTCCAGCGCTTACGCCTCTCAACATATGCCGGCAGAAATCGGCGAAAGTTTTAGAGGGATGCTGCGGGTCAAATGTAGCGAAACCAACGCCAGGAGGTAATTCTTCAAGTACGCCCGGTTCGGCTTGGGTTAAGAAGTCCGGCCCCTCATCCTCTAACACTTCGTCTGTGTCGATGTCGGTCAAGTCGTCGCCAGTATAGCTTACACCCTCCTGTGTCGTATAAAACCCCATCTTATTGGCGGCTATTCTGGAGGCTATGGCTTCTGACTCTTCATACTTTCCAAGCATCCTCATGCGTATAAGCGAGGCATGAAACCACGGCGCGTAGTGGTATTGCTCGGGCGCGTCTTGAACGCCAAGATAGATAAGTTCTCGCGCTGGGATTATCTTGTGCGCGTCTCGTTTATACCCCTGGAGGCTTGAGCCAGGATGATTTTGCAGAAAATAATAGTTGACCGGCGCGCCCCATTCATCAAGCTCAACCCCTCCAATGATTTTACGCCCGCCCCCAAGGTCAAGTGTTAGCTCAAAATCGAGGTAATCCACTTCCAGGAGCTGTACCGCAAAGTAGTCATCATTACCGAAGCCCGTTAACCTCCGGACAAAAACAGCGCCATCTCTAACGAGCGTTTGCGCTGCTATGGCTATAATGTCGGCCATAGTCATTAGGCGTGTTACGTCGCAATGGCCAAGCCTTGAAAAACGACTCCACGCGGCCTCGATGGTGGCGTTTTCTTGCTCTAAAAGTTCGCCATTATCCATAGCCCTTGATTGGAGTCTCATGCCTTGGTGCCTGCCATGAGCGGGTATTAGCTGGGTTTTAACGCGCTTTATAAAGCCTTTCACATAGTCGTTATTCTGTGCCAGATCACGAGAGCGCGTTATCATGGTTGTCAGATATGGCAGGATCTCAAAGGATGGCGAGCGGCTTTGACCTGCTACCCAATCGGAGGAGAAACGGTCAATTGTCGCGCCATCGTATCGGCGCTTGCGTAGCTTCTTTACCCTTGGCTTTATCTGGGGCGTTAGGTCAACCCCTCCATAAAATTTGCTCTTCAAAATTTGCACCGAATCAAGCGGCCTGTTGCTTGTCCTTTTTGCGCTCGCTCGCGTTGCTTAATTTGTTGTAACCTTGAGGTAAAATAGCCCCGGTAGTAGATCAAGTCTTTAACAGGCATTTTAGTAATCAACTGCCCTCCGACTTGATATTGAGTGATATCAGATCCGGCGCGCCCTTCGAGCGTGGCGCTTAATGCCTCAATCATATCCTCGCAGTATTTTCTTTCATCGGCTAACGTTCTCGCCATTGTTTACCCCCCCCAAGCATTGCCGCCACGGTGTTTCCTTTTTCGCTTGGTGCGCTTGCGTTTTATGGCTTTTGGCTTTTCTTTTTTTTCAGGCTCATCGGGATCTGATTGCCGCATACTTGCAATTTTCCTTTCAATGGCTGTAAAGTTCGGCCTTAAAATCTTAATGGCTGCCAGGTTATAAACCCAAATGTCCAAGGCCTCATTGCGTGCGTGGCTATTAACCAGCACCCACTCGCGCACGCTATATCCCTTTACGATGCGCGTTCTCACCTTCTCGGCTGTTAGCATACCAAAAAACTCAGGCGGAAAGTAAGAGGAAAATGACAAGCCTTGGGGCCGGCCTCGGTTACTGTTAGCCAGCGCGCCCAAGCGTCTTTAGCTGCATTGGTGCCAACCGGGTATCTGATAGCGCCATAATCGGCCTCTTTTGGAGGGCCGACAATCGGTAGCGCGGCCACGGATGTCGGCGTCGCCCCCTTAACGGCAATGACACCCGTGGCGCGCCTTGGCCCACAGAATGAGTATACTTCCTCGGTATTGTACCCACTGTCAATGGCGGTCATTTGTATCTTGAGCTTGATGCCGCTCTCGTGCTCAAATCTCTTTTGCAAATATTCGTGGAGTTTTGCCCACACTTCACGCTTGACTGTCGATCCTTCGAGCGTTTGATAGTCTATGCCCCAGTTCTCATAGCCTTTACCCCAGGCGATAACGCCCACTTCTAACCGGTCGTCTTGGACGTCAACGGCAGCGGTCAAAACCAAGCCCCCCATTGGCACCGTTGGCCCGTAATCCTCGCGCCTGTTGTATAACCCCATAGCCTCAGCGCCCTTTAGCTTTTCTTCCCAGGCTTCAGCCATTCGGGTATTTTCCCAAGTCTTCATGGCGCTCGGGTCATGTGCTTTAAGATCGGCCACGGCCTCGATATACTCTTGACACACTTGCACCCATGATAGCCAGCCTATCGGGGAATATAGCGAGGGAAGCTTAAACCCTTTTATCGGCCTCGTTGGGTATGAGTGCAACCAATAGCCCTGACGAAGAATCTCCGTTTTGTGGTGCTCGTGGATAGCGCCCTTGCAATGCTCACACTCCCAATATACCGAAGTAGGGTCTATTGTGCCATCGGATGAAATTTTGAACTTCATTTGTTCCCAATTGCTCTTTCCCATTTTGAAGTGCTTGGAACAAATAGGGCAGGGGATATAATACTCAGCCTGTGATGAGATCTCCCAAGAGCGAAGTATTCTAGATGTCTGCTTGTCCGTTGGGGTTGAGTTCTCGTATATCTTTTTCGAGCGTGCAAAGGTGTCTGTCCTACGCTTGGCAATGTTCCCCGGTTCGCCCTCCCCATTGACATCGATGTCAAAACCGTCTCTGTCATCAAGGATAAGAAATCGGATAGGATCTGAGCGGAGGGCGGGCGCGCTGTTGGAAGTTGCGAAGCGCCAAAAGCCGCCAGGGAAGCGCTTGGTGTCCACAGTGTTTCCGCTGTCTCGCTTGCGTGGTGGAGCTATCTTGCTCTTCAAGCATTGCATCTCCTTGAGCGCTGGTGATATGCGGTTTTGCGAGAAGCGTTTTAGCAAGTCCAAGGTGGGCAATAGGACAAGGCAAGGCGCTGGGTAGAGATGCGCAACCATGAAGAGCAAGTTTTCTCCGATCGTGGTCCAGCCTAACTGCGTGCCCTTGATCACGACAACATGGTTTGTCGGGTCCATCGGGCTTAAGGTGTCCATCGGTTCGACAAGATACGGCGTGCGCTCGCACCGATATGGCCCCGGCTCCTTGCTCGCCTCCTTGGGCAGCATTCTATGAGCGTCGGCCCAATCGGAAAGGAGCATATCTGGATCTGGCGTTAATCCATCGCGCCAAGCTTGGCGAAATATGGCGCGGCTATCAAGCATCGGATAGCCTCGCGAGAATGGCGTTTAACTCATCTCGAAGCGTTTGGTATACTTCATGCTCGTCGGTCATGGTGGCGAGGCTTGCGGCCAGGCGATCTGGGATCTGAAGGAAAGCGTCTCTGAGGGCGCGGGCTTCCTGAAAGTACTCTTGCTTAACGTCCTCAACCTCAACCAACGTCTTGCGCTTTTTCTCATACTCTAAGCGCTTTAGCTTGGCGGCGTATAGTTCCTTAAGGGCGCGGGCGTCTCTAAATGACGGCTCTCCGGAAGTGTCTACGTCGGGCTGCTTTCTCTGGCCAGGGTCAAGGCTGGAGTCAAGGATGGCATCGGCCTTGTCAGCGTCTATAAGCCAGCGCCAACCATCCGGGGCTTTTTCTGCGGCGTCCTTGAGTCTTCCCTCTCGGCACCATTGAGAGATCAGGGCGGGCGCGCAGCCTCTTTTTTTCGCATATTTCGTAGCACTGATTAGCTCCAAACCGTCAACCCCCAAATTTATCCTAATAAATTAAAGCACTTACGAGCGCCTCCCTGTGTCATTTTTCGGCGCCTCCGACG